TTCCAGTCTGGTGGAACCGAATCCGACGGAGTTGATCTTGAAACCGATGGACTGTCTCTGGTCGATAGGGTCAAGCACACCGGAAGATCCCTTAGGCTTGACATACATTTTCGCAGAGTCTTCACCTGAGATACCGGTTCTGGTGAGCGCATCCTTGCCCACAACAAGAATGTGCTGTGCTTTGAATTCGTACCAATCGTTACCCGTACTCTTGTTGTCAGTGTTCCATCTGTCGATGTCCCAAATTTCCTGACCCGGTATGTAAGAAGCATCTGCCCCAGTTCTGCTGTCCTTAACATAACCGTCAACAACAGTCACATAAGGAACCGAGCTGTTATCTACTTCATCCTCTGCGATTGAATCGTATTCATAACCGGTTGCGGTTACACGATACATTCTGCGATAGGTCTTGCTGTCTTTAACATACTCAGAAGTCGTTGGAACCATCTGGCTTTCATAGAACTCCATTTCAAATAGAGGAGGAAGCATCGTGTTGTCGTACATTCCCTTGGTTGTCTGGTTGTACTGCATGTACTTCTCAACAGTGGGATCCGAGATCATGTCGAAGTAGAACTCAGGGGAACCGATGACATGGAACTTGCCATTGTTCCTGGGCTTAACGAGCTGCTTTTTCATAGACAACACAATAAGTCTCAGGTCAGTCATACTAGGCTTGCTGTCTGTGGTAAGTGCTTCAAAGTTTGCAGCCTGACCAGCGTAGAACGGATTGGCGATTGCCAATAGTGCTTCACGCGCCAACAGATCCAAAGTCTCGATTGCAACCAAAGAGTATTCCTTGGTGTAATGTGCGATAACCGGATCGACTGCTTTGAAGTCAACCTTGTCGGAGAACTCCATGTAACGACCGTACTGCGCGGCATCGATCTCGTACTTCTCTACCGAGCCCTTATCGGACTTGGGAGGTACGCCCTCTGCCAGGGGTACGGTGTGGGCCTGGAGCGGAGCCCATCTGCGAACCATTAACTTGTCTGCTCTTTCCTGAATGGGTGCGGCATCCGCCAATCTGAAGTATACATACTTATCAGCGTCGTAGCGAATGGTGTCTAACAGCTGCTTGCTGTAAAACACTTCAGGTGCAATCACGCCAGTACCGGCCTGATTCACCATATCCACAATGTTATTAATATCATTGACAGGGTTTAATGCGTTTAGTGTCCAAGGCATAATACCACTCTCCTTTTTATCGTGTGCTAAATTTTATTACTTGCTATTCATCCATGCATCCAAATCGCGCACAGTGGTAATCTTCGCCGGATCGCCACCGGGTTTGCCATCCTTTGTGGGCGGCTGTGTACTGTGGTTCGCAGCCTTGGCTGCACGGTCAGCTTCCTCTTGAAGGGCTTTCTCACGCTCTGCTTTCAGAATATCTTCCCAATGGAGATCGCGGTATTCCCTGACCAAATCCATGGGAGTCGTGAACGGGTTACGGCCCTGTTCAAGCAATTCATCAGCGAAGGCATTAAGTTGCGCTTGTGTCAATTTATAAGTGTCCATGACCTTCTGGAATCCGAGATAAGCCTGAGTACGCATTTGGTTCTGTTCGTACTGAGTAAGCTTTTCTTCAGTCTCCTTCTGTCGTTTCAGAATATCTTCAGGAATTCCGGTTGCTTTGGCCTGAGCTTGAAGAACTTTCTCCTGCACAGCTTGCCGCATTTTTTCGGGATCTGAGATATCCTGGATTCCGAGGATCTTCGCAACATCACCCAGCAACGTAGCCAACTTTTTGTTTTCAACACGCATCCGTGCGAATTCAGCAGCAGCCTTGTTATCAGGGGGCGGATCTTTCGGAGGATCCTTAGGTGGATCTTTGGGATCTTTGTTGGGATCTTTGTTGGGGTCATCAGGTGTATCCTTAGGTGGATCTTGAGGTGGGTCTTGTGGATCTTTCGGAGGATCCTGTGGAGGATCTTTCGGAGGATCTTCTTCACCGCTCCCTCTTGGAGGGTCAGTCGGTGGTTTCGAGTTTGGATCCGTAATTCCAAACGCGGCCCAGACATCTGCTGGGGTAGGTGGGCCTTCTCCCTCAGATAAAACTGCGGTAGAGAAAATCTCACCATAAAGATATGTACCGGGGTCTCTGTTTGACATCTACCTTTTGTCTCCTTTCATCTCCCCACAGGCGAATGGGGATGGAGGTTTGCAAGTAACATACACACAATTAAAAGGCTGTGGAACCCTTCC